GTTGTGCTACTATTAGAACCTGCATAATAACCAATATTAGTATTATAAATACCTGATGTATTACTATAACCTGCATCACGACCTATTGAAATATGCCCTTCTGCATCATTATTAGTAGCTGCCCTATTTCCTATACCAATAGAATAATTACCATCTAAATTTCTACCTGCTGCAGTTCCAATAGTAATACAATATGCACCATTAGAATGTTCACCTGCACCATTTCCAAAATGTTCTGAATTATATCCATTACCACTTCTACTAGCTGAATGACCAACAGCAGTTACTCCATACTGATTATCTTCTTGACCTGCTTGATAACCAATCAATGTAGTTTCACCACAGTTATTCATATTGTAACCTGCTTGTTTACCAATAATAACAGTTTCAAAAATTTGAGATGATGCTAATTCTACAGCTTGATAACCAATTATAGTATTATTTTCTCTATTATTATCTGATGCTGTTTTCATAGCATTTTGACCAATAATAGTATTTCCACCTGAACTAACTATTGAACTACCTGCACCTTCACCAATAACTATATTATTAGATGCATTGGATAATCCTGATGGTATGCTAATAAAATAAGCAGAATCATTTGTTGTATCTATTGTAACATCAGATAAACCATTTAATGAAGTAGCACCACCACCACCTGCTGTGATAAATGATAATTGCCCACTACCATTTGTACTAAGAACTTGACCTGATGTACCATCAGCATTAGGTAATGTTAATGTATATGTTGCACCTGCACTATGTTGTGGACTTTTTATTGTAATTCCGTGGCTATTTTGATCACAATTAAACCTTATTGCACCTGCTTTATTATTTGCAGCATTACCCATTATTTCAGCTACTGTATTACCAAAGCTGTCTAATTTTAATGTTGTATTTGTAGGTGATGTATATGATGTTCCTGTAATTGTACCATCAACAGCCAAATTACCTGAACTATTAAGTTCCATTTTTTCAGTACCATTAATGAAAAATTTATGATAACCTGAAGATGTACTAATAGCATTATATAATTCTTTCCCATTATTTACATCCCTAACTTCAAATACACCACCATCATTACGTATATCATAAAGAGCAGGACTACCTAAATTTGCTACTAATCTAATTGCAGGAATATTACCATATGCTGCTATAATACCATCCACAGATAATGGATATGATGCAGCCATTTTAACCCCTAAACTACCTGTTGTTTGGACTTTATTTGTAGACCTGTTGTAAACAACCCCATCAGCATTGCTTGAACTTCTTAATTTAATATTACTACTATCAATACTAAAAGCAGTTAAATTACCACCAACATTTTTAACTGTAAAAGTCGGTCCTGAATCTAAACGCATATACCAACCTTGATTACTAGAATTTAATAATCTTATTGCAGGTTCATTGCCATCATTAGCTTTTACATCTAATGTCATACCACCTGATGCAGACATTACTGTTTGATAGGAATTAGGTTGTGTTATTCTTGAATCACCTAATGTAGTACCTGCTGTGAAAATAGGTACTGTATTAGCTGTTCCTGAACCACCAATAGAACCACCTGCTGCTGATTGCCAAGTCGGTGCAGAAGAACTACCATTTGATGTTAAAACCTGTCCTGCTGTACCATAATTAGCACCTGACAAACCAAAAGCACCACTTGCATTAATTCTAAGCCTTTCTGTACCTGCAGTAGAAATACCTATAGTATCACTAGTAACCCTAAAAATACCTGTATTATTATCACCTGTATTAAAGAAAGTGATACTTGGTGCAGATGCAGTACCATCAGCAAATTCAACTACACTTCTAAATTCAGCAGGATCATTTACAGTAAGTCCATTTTGAAAACTTGATGAACCACCTATTACAACCCTTGTTGTATCTAAATATAATCTATTATTTACATCATCAAATGTAAATCCTGAAACACCACCAAAAGCACCACCATTATTATATTGTATTTGTGTATCAGAACCACCTACTGTAGCACCTGTTGGTGCATCAACCCAATCTAATGCAGTACCTGTACTTGAAAGTAATTGCCCTGCTGTTCCTAATTGATCATTTACATCTAAAATACCACCTGCTATTTTTATACCTGTTGTTTGTGTAGATAATTTTGTTACACCTTGTGATCTTAAATAAACATTTTGTGTATCTGCTAATACTTGCTCATTACCACCTGCGTGTAATATAATTTTATCATTAGCTGAAAAACCAAAATATGTATTAGCATCACCATTGTGAACAACATAATCATTTAAATATAATGAACTTGTTAATGGATATGAACTTCCTGCTGTTAAAGGTAAATATCCTGCAAGTGCAGTATTAAGTGCATAACGACCATCTAAGTCCACTACAGCACCAACTGCTGCATTATTACCTGATAGTGTTAATTCACCATTACCTGTATTAAAAGAACCACCTGTGACATAGTAATTAGTATTGTTTGGAACAGAAATTCCTATTATATTACCTGCTTGTGTTGTTAATGTAACATTACCACCATTTGCAAATGTAATACTATCATTATTATTAGCAGCAGTTAATGTGGTTTGACCCGGTACCAAAAAGTTTTTAAATACATTTTGTTGTGAACCTCTATCAGTATTTTCTACTGTAATTGTTTTAGATGTTCTTGTTGTAGATATACCTGTTGATGATGCAATATTTACTGTATCACCTTGTGCAATAGTTTCAGGACTTGTTCCTGATGCATTATCACTAATTTTAAAACTTGACATTGTACCTGTTCCTGCACCAATATCAGCTAAAACTTCTGCATTTGTTCTGTATTTTATTACACCTGATTCAGATACTAAATATTTATTATTGTTTTGTACAGAATTAGCAATAGTAGAAATAGTAGCAGAACCTGTTATAGTAACACCTGCTGTAGTTGTTTCAAACTTTTTTGAATTGTCATAATATAAATCAACAGAACCATTAGTTGTAAATTGAGCCAATGTTTCAGTTGCACCTGAATTTTTAATAATTGTTGATGCAGATTCTAAAATTAAATTAGTTGAAAAATTTTGTATATATGCATTAGATCCTGAATATAATATTTGAAACTCAGAATTTACACCAAAAATAGCTTTACTAAGATTATGGAATGTAATATTATCACCTGCTGTAACAGCAATATCAGTACCACCTGTAGTATTTCCAAAACCTAATACTTCACTTAAAGTATCAGTAACTGCAAATTTAGTATCAACATAGTGTTTAACAGCAGCACTTGTAGGTAATGTAGTATCATTATTATTATTAGCTATACCATCAGCTTGATTAACAAACTTTGTAACTGTTATATTAGTTCCTGTATCTTTTAATGAACCCCATTCTAATATAGCAGATACTTTAAAATCACCTGCTGTGTTTAAAAACAAGCCTGTTTGCTGTCCTTTACCATCTGTTAATTCTCTTAATGCTGCACCAATAGCTGCATTATCAATGGTTTTAATTAAACCTTCATATGTAGCTGATATTTTAGTATTAAATAATGTTGCCATTTTATATTGTTTTTATTTTTAATGCTTTTTTCAAATAGCTTTTTAGCTTTTGTTCTTTTTTACTTTTCCTTTCTTCAAGTTTATATTTTAACTTCTGATTTAGCTTCATAATACCCAACCATTAAATGTTGAATCATAACTTGGATATATATCGTCATTCACATTTGAATTGTATTCAGGATATGTAGTCTGATTAAATGTCATAAAATCAATAAATCTTCTAGAATACCATTCAGCATTAGTTCTAGCTTTTTCAACTAAAAAATCTATTTCACCTTTACTAACTGTTTCACTATTTTCTGATCTATGTTTAAATACACCGCCATTTTTAACCTGATATGCAGCGAAAGGAAGGTAATTGACCTGTGCATACCAAATTAACATATCTACAATATAATCATCTAACAATGTTTTCCACCTTGCATTAGCAGGTGTATCAATGTTAGGTATTGCTGCAGTCAATCCATCATATAATTTTGTCCCCATAAGTTGCTGAATATCAATAACTTGGGCGATTTTTATGAACTGTAAAAATTTATCCGTATTAATATTTCCATCGAGTATGGAATTTCTAACTAAATCTGTTCTATTTATAAATAATGTTGTTGGCATATCTTATTTTTTAACTTGGATATTTTCCCCTTCCTGATTGTTTATCTGTTGGTATAGCAGCCTTTTTACTTCCTACAGGATTTTTTATATAGCTTTTTGGGATTGTTCTAGTTTTATTGTAATTACCTAAATTATCAGATACTTCTGTATTACTAGCTAATCTATATAAAACTTTAACCCATTTATGTTGGCAATATATACCGCCTTTTAAAGTAAAAATATCATAACGTAAACTAGGTTTATGTCTAAATTGAACATTAACATCTGCAGCATAACTTGCATTATCTATATCTTCAATTCGCCATACAACACCTAGTTGTGTAAGTTGCATCATTTTTTTACAGAATCCCCTAGATTTAGATGGATCACCTGACATACCCCTAGCATATTTATACCTAATCTTGTATAAGCCATTTTTTGAATCTAATCTACTTGGTTCACTACCATTATTTACACTACCAACATTATAATCAGTTGCACCTACTAAACTAACTGCCTTTCTGATTCTAGATAATATGCTTTTTGGTTTTTCTTTAATCAAATAGTTTGCCCAATCTTCATTACTATAGGGATGATCTGCATCTGCTTCATCTACTACAACCCATTCATCACCCATAGATTTTGCACTTTCTTGTAATGAACCAATTACATTAAATTCTTCTTCTTTTGATAAAGTAGTTGCCATTTTAACACAATTAGGTACTTCTTTACCATCTTTTATTTTAGTTCCATATTGTTCATATCCATCCCAACAAGGTTTTTTTAGTGCTGTATCGTGATCCTCACAAGGCATATAATATGTTACACCTTCTACTTCGTGTTCGTGATAACCACCACAACCATTTGCTTCTGCTATTGCAATAGCTTCTTCTTTAGTATCATAGGCTTGTTTACCATCAATTACTTTATCTAATTGAACCTTAGACATTTCAATTCCTGTTTCTTCTTCAACTTCTTCTTTACTTTGTATTGAAGTATCTACATCAGTAAATTCTAATGGTTGTAATGTTGTAAAATATAGCTTTAAAGCAATATCATTGTATGCTAATAAATGATCAAAACAATCAATCAACAATTCTTGGAATGGTCGAATAACTGAATTATCCATCAGTATGGATGCATTTTTGATTTCATCAGCATTACTTGAAAAACCTGTTGCTGTTCTTATTCCTAATAAAAATGGACTTACAATTCTATGACCTACAAGTATTTTATTGCTGCTTTCGTCTGATAAAAACTGATATTGATTATGTGCATCACTTAATTGTACAGGAGTTAATGTTGCTTCTTGTTCTTTAGAGTCGTTGAACGCAAGTATGAATTTCCCTGCGTTAGAACTTCCTGTAAATTTCTGTGCAATCTTACTTTCTAGTAATTGCCTTTCTTGTTGATTTGGTATTCCGTTATTAAAGGAAATCATCATAGTAGGACTAAGACCTGATTTGATGTTATTTATGTGATAATTGCTAATTTCAGACTCGAGTTCAGCGTATTGTAAACATCCCTGATAATCAACAGGACTATAATAGTAAAATGAAGGCTTGTATGGTCTTATGTAATATATTTCTATAGCTTCTTTAGAAGTGCCAAAAGCGGGTATTCTAAGGGGTTCATCACCCATTCTAATAGTTGCCCAATCCTTCCAATAATAATAAGCAGGAACAATGCCTTCATCATTCATTTTTTCTGCTCTTAATGTTTCAACAGGAAAATGTTCTAATTGTGCTATCTTTTTTCTATCTTTTGTATAAATAACTTGAACAGCACATTGTCCCATTAATTTTAAATCATAACACAACTTTCTTACCATTTCCTTTTTAAATAAAGAAACCATTTGTGCATATTCATTAGGTTTTGTACTAGAATCTAAAGCATTTAATCCCTTACCATAGATGGCTTGTGATACCCCATTTATAGCTGCATTATTAGTAGGTGAAGTATTGTATCTATCTATTAAATATTGAAAGTAATTATTATCTTCACCGTATTCAATCCATTGTTTACCCTTTACTTCTTTAATTTCAGGACTTGTATAGGCTGCTAAATTGACAAATCCATATTGACCTGCTTTTTTGTTTGTAACAAACCTACCTTTATTATCTCTTTTTCTCATATTACTAAATATGTGTTATCATTACCATTATATGTGATATATTGACCTTTATTTAATTGGTAATAATCATTGTCATTTAATTGGTCAATATCCTGATCAGTACAGAATATTCTATCTTTGTAAACTTCTTCTTTATAATTAGAATCTAATTCCCAAAGTATATCGTATAAATTCCAAAAACTATTATTAGTATTCCAATAATTGTAATCAATATACATTGATAAATCATAAAAATGATTTTCCACTAAGATAGGCGAAAAAACAATACCAAAGTTTAAATAGTTGCCTACTGTAGCTGCATTAGTTACATTGTATTTAACTGTAACATTGGTTGAATCATCCCTAATATCAAAAGTAAATGCATCTGTATAATCTCTAGGGATTACAGATAACTGTTGTTCTTGTGCTGAAGTGGTTAATACAATCATTACTTATATAACGTAGAATTAATTTAAATTTGTAAAAGATTTATGCAAAAAAAAAGCACCCATATAGGATGCTTGATTTTTATTTTGGTTAATTGTATTAAGCAGTTGGATCTACTTGTGTAGTGCTTGGTGTAGGAACTGATGCTGCTGCCAAGAAATATGGTGCAGTTTCTTCCATACCTTCAAACACTAAAGTAAAGCCGCTTAAATCGCCTGCAGCGGCTCCTGTTACTACTGTTCCACCTGTACATTCCATTCCATTTTCAAAACCACATAGAAAATGATTTCCATAATAATCTTGAACAATGATATATGGTCTACCTAATGCTAAAGTTTGCAATTCTGCTTGTGTTTTAGCATCTAAATAAGTTAATGTAAGATTTAAAGTTTGTGTATAAAAAGTTGTTCCATTTTCACGACTACTTGTTACTGTAGTTTCTAAACTAGAATTACCTTTTACATCATATTCAAACCAAGTCGGTGCAGGTGAACCATTTGTAATAGTTGCTTCTTTTGTTGTATTATCAATTGTTACAGCAGTAATTCCTGTTGTAGCTGATGATGCAAAATCTGCAAAATATACACTTTTGATTCCACCAAATGCTGATTTACAAGGGACTTTACGTCCTGTAGTTAATGTACAAGCCATCGATTATATGTTTTATTCTATTGGGGATTAAACAATGTCAATCCCCTTTAGATGATTATTAATTAAGCGTATTCTACTATGTCTGATGCTACACCAAACTGTACCCCTGCTGTGAATCGCATCACCATACGTACATTGTTTGATCCATCTAAATCTTGCATATCTAGAACACGAACTTCTTGCATATTGTTTAGCAATCCTGTACCGAAATATAGGTTACTTCTTTGTGCAGCATACATTTTGTTGTTAGAAATTCCCGGACATACAAAGATTTTTACACCATTTACAGTAAGTGAACCATTGTTCCACCATTGTGTACCCTGTGCATTTGTACCATTAGCACCTAAACCATTTGCTGCAAATCCACCTAAGGCTTGAACATAAAATTTAGCTGCACTTGAAGGAATGTAAATAAACAAATCTTCTTTACCATAAAGTGCTGAAGGTATAGCATCAACAACTTTAGAAAGTTCAGCGATAATATTAGTTGCATCTAATCCACCACCAACTGCTGCTACTTGTTGACCTGCAGGAATATCACCTGCTGCTGCTGCTGCTGCAATTAGTTTTTCAAATCCATCATATGAATTGTGAACTGCTGCTGTTGTATCACCTTGCCAAATGTTAAATTCTGTTGATTGTGCTACTTCTGCTGCAACGTGAGCAATCATAAAGTCGCTAAATTTTGGGGGTAAAGTTTGTGCCATTCCATAACCCATAGACTGCGCTTCCCAATCGTTTACGAAATCTTTTTTACACAATTGTAAATTTACTTGTAGTTCAGTAGGCTGTATAATTCTTTCAGTTAAAGTAACTGATGAATTAGGATCAAAATCACATCCTGCAGGACTTACTAAAGAACCTGTAGCTAGTTTTTTGATTACTTCTTTGTATGCAATATTAGGCTTAACAGTTAAACCACCATCATCAATAGTTGATGCAGAAAGTAAAGCCGCTGCAATATATTCACCTGCGAATTCACCTGCATACGTAGTAGTAATTGCAACTGCAGTACCTAGATTAGTTTTTCTTAAATTACTCATTTCTTGTTTTTTTATAAATTAATATTATGATTCAGATGCCCAAATTCCTACACCACCAATGATGTACCAATCAGTTAAGGTTACTGCTCTTAAAGTTACATAATCACCTTTTTTAGATGTTGCTTTTGTATTGATGCAATCTTTGTCTAAAGCACCACTTGCTGTAAATACAGAAGATGCTTTTACAATGCTTCCTACAATTCTATTTGTAGCTTTTGGTGAAACTACAACTGTATTGTTTGCATCAGCACCTGTGTTTCTGAATGTAATAGTAGTTCCTAAATTACCTGAAGTAATTAAAGGAAGTCCTAATGTTAAACCATCAGTAGCACAATTAATATCTTGTGCTGCATCTTGTTCAGCAATATCACCTGATGCTGTAACTGTTTTTTGTGCTACTTGATTGTAGCTAATGTCATTTGATAAATAGTTATACGTTGGCATATTATTTTAATTTAATTTTTACTTAATTTTGTTTTTCTGCATATACTCTAGTAGGTGCAGATTTGCTTTCAGGATTGTGTTTAATTGGCTTTGCTGCTGCTTCAGAAAATTCTTCTTTTACAGTTCTTGATTTAGGCTTAACAGATGCTTCTACTTTATCTGCTTTTAGATCAGCAATAGCATCTTCAAGGTTTTGGATTCTTTTTTCCATTCCTTCCCAATCAGCTACATCTGCCATTTTTTCTTCTTCTTTTTCTTTCTTCTTCAGCTAAATCAGATGTAATTTCTTCACCTTCTGCAGTTTCTTTTGCAGGAACTTCATCAGATACTTCTCTAACATCAGCAATAATTCCTTCTTCTTGTACAACTACTAATCTACCATCTTCAAGTAGATATTCGCCTACAGGCATTGCAACCCTTTCATCATCAGTTACAATAAAAATTTCTTTACCTTTTTCAAAAGATTCTGCTGAAACAACAGTTCCGTTTTCCAACTTCATATCTTCAAGATTCACTTGGATATTTAGAAGGGTTTTTATTTGGTTTACAATTTCTGTGTTTTTCATACTATTTATATAACGATTATTAATTTAAATTTTGCATTATTTATGTAATTCTAGTAATATTACCTATCCCTTGTGCCATTATATCACCTGTACAACATTCCCTTGAATAAACAGGTCTATCTTTACAAAGGCATCCCCTAGAACTGCCCTGTGGACTGCTTCTGCTAGGAATGTAATTTTTATCATTGTGATTTGATTGCATTTTATTGTGTTAAGATTTGCTTGATCTTTTGAATAAGTTTTTCATCTTCTGATAAATTTTCTTCAATTTGTTCTTTAGGTCGTTCCATTTTGTCCGCAAAAAAGCCTTCAATAGAAAAACCCCTAACTTTATTTGTTTTAACATATTCATTCCAAATTTCTTCATTATTAACTTTTACAGCACCCATCCAAGTCCCTAATGGAACATCAATTCCATATTTTACTGACTTGTCGTGAACCTTATCTTCTACTAACCAACTTTCAACTAGGGTTAAACCTTCTAGTGCTTCTGAATGTTCTAGTGTTGAATTACTTTGTTTACCCATAGTCAAGTATTTTTGACTTGCTTTAGCAACTGTATCACGAGAAAAATAAATGTAGTATTCATCACCATCATCATTTCTGTAAATTGGTTTGTTTGGAATAAGTAAAGCACCTAATAGTATCTTTTTTTCTTTACTAATTTCAGCAAACTTAACTTCTTGGTTTTTAAGTGCTATAAAATCAGATTCTATAGCAGGTGATTCAACGATAGAAATGGCATCAATACCACTTTCTTCTACTTCTTCATTATCACCTAATACTAATTCTATTATTTTCATAACTATATAACGTATTTAATTTATAATTTTGTATTTATCCTATAGATGCACCTTCAATAATGTTTCTATCTAATTCTTGTGCTGTTGATACATCATTAGATACAACAAATGCTTGTACAGGTTGTTGGTTTTGTGCAGAAATTACATCAGCTAATTGATCTGTTCCACTTGTACCTACTATATTAAATGCAGGGGGTGCAGGGGGTGCAGGGGGTGCTGAACCACCACTTGATACAGGACTAGCAGCAGCACCACCACCACTAGCACTATCAGGATTAGTAGCTAAAATATCTTTTACTGATTTAAAACCTATAGCTGCTGTAGTAGCAATGTTTGCAAGTTTAATACCAAATTCAAAAGGTGTAGCAGTTTTTGTTGCAAGTTCTGCTGTAATACCTTGAAATGTGTTTATCAAAGATGCTGCTGCTGCTGCAGCCTTACCTGCTTTAGAATTTTCACCTAATAAATTAGCAATGCCTGTAAATGTAGCTTTAGCCATATTTAACTTGGCATCTTTTTCTATTTTTTCAATTTTTTCCCTTTCTTTAGCATCCTTTTTTTGTGCATCTAATACTTTACCATTCCAATATAATATAGTGGCTGCTTTTTGTTCTTCAGTTGCATTTAAAGCATCTAATTCTGCTAATGCCCTTTCTTGTGCTAATAATACTTTTTGTTCATAGGTAATAGCTTCTTCATCTTTTTTGATTTGTTCTAGTTCCTTTTGCTTTGCATCTATTGCAGCCTGTCT